ATAATTTTGACCGTATGTAATAATTTCATTCATTGCATTTAATTTTTTTTAATGTATTTAAAACCTGTTCCTGTGTTACAGTCGGCGGCATGTTTGGATAATGACCGTGTTTTTGTTTATAAATTTCGCGCCCAGACATCACTCGTTTATTCCAATCATCTTTGTTTTTTGCAATAGTAGAATTTTGAATTGCGTTGGGTGCTTCTTCAATTAATTTATGACTGTCTGCTAAATCAGCAAACCACCAAAAAGGCGGATGAAAACCAGCTTTAATAATTTGATAAGTATGATCTACATGTTCCCAACAATTTGGATATTCTTCAGGTACAAACCCAACAGTTTCTAAAACCTTTTTTGTAAAAAAAGAAAACATTGCAACCGTATGTTCATATAAAGCAATTTTACAATATTTATAATCTACAATCAGCTTAGGATTTGGCTCAGATTTTTCGTCCAATAAGTGACGATTATGTAGATCAAAGTTTTGAATTTTTTGTTTTCTATTGAATGGCGAACCCGGGCCATAATTAAAATGTTGTATACCACTAATTTTACTCGCTTCAATATATTGCGCAAATACAGTGGGCTCTTTTATTAACATATCGTCTTCTATTAAGAAGAAATATTCGCAATTTTTTGATAATAAAAATTTTAATGCGCGATTTTTTGATTTCGCAACACCCATGTTTTTTTCATTTTGTAAAAAAGTACCATATGGCATTTCAAATCCTTCTATCGGGGTACCATCATTTATAACAACTAATTCATTAATAATTGTTTGGCATGGTAATAATGTTTTGATTAAATTATTTAAATAATCAACTCTTTCGTGAGTGACTATACCTACTCCTATTTTTGACATATATTTATTAATTCCTTTTGATGTAAAAATCAATAGTCTTTTTGAGTCCGTCAATAAAATTTGTTTTGGGTAACCAATTCAATTCATTATTGATCTTACAAAAATCAATAGCATATCTAAAGTCGTGGCCTTTGCGGTCTTCCACATACTCAATATATTGATCGGGGTTCTTCTCCATTAAATTGCATAGTGTCTTTGCAATAGAGAGATTACTTTTTTCTGTGTCACCTCCTACATTATAGGTTTCACCATTTTTGCCTTTATTAAGAATAAGCCAAATAGCTTCGCAATGATCATCGACATAAAGCCAATCTCTAATATTGGCACCAGATCCATAAATTGGGATTTTTTTATCATTATAGAGATTTGTAATAATTTTGGGTATTAATTTTTCAATGTGTTGATTGGGCCCATAATTATTCGAACAATTTGAAATAGTAGTATTCAAACCATATGTATGGTGATATGCATTTACCAAATGATCAGAAGCAGCCTTTGAAGCTGAATAAGGCGAACGTGGGTCATATGGTGTATTTTCTTTGAAATATCCTATAGCACCCAGTGACCCATATACTTCATCTGTTGATACGTGATGAAATCTCTCTAATTTTCCATAATCCCTTGCTGCTTCTAATAACGAGAAAGTACCATTGATATTTGTTTTAATAAAACTATTGGGTGATTTAATACTATTGTCTACATGACTTTCAGCTGCAAAATGAACAATATGTGTGATATTAAAATCTTTTAATAAAGTTTTAATTTGTTCAGTTTCATTAATATCCCATTGATAATTAATTATTTTTTTATTTTCAATGAGATTATTTTTGTTAGCGGCGTACGTGACACAATCTACATTTACAATTCTTTTTACGGATTCATTTTTTGCGATATAATTAATAAAATTACTACCAATAAACCCATAACCACCGGTAACTAAAATATTCATACATTATTATAATTTTTGTGTAAATAAAATCAATGGCTATTAAAAAAGATGATATTAATATTCTTGATTTGCCTGTAGTAGAAAATGTAGCTGCGGGTGATTATTTGGTTTTAGAAACACCCGATGGTACTTCTATTATTGATTATGAGAATTTTATCATCGGTCCTGAAAATACTACGCTTTCTGTAACAGTATCCACTATAGCTAGTGATGTTGCAGTTATTAATGAGAATTTATTGAGTACTATTGATACTCTATCAACTGAAATTTATGATAATTTCAAACAAGTATATATTGGAACAGCAAATATTACTATTGATTCCGGTCATACAGCAACATCTTATCTAGACCCTATACCGCCGAAAGAATTAGAATTTTTAGAAGATAAAGATTTTATCATCATGCCAGCTAATGAATCAGCCTGTTTATATCCTTGTTATATTAATGACATTGTAAATACAGATGCTGGATGGGGTACTTTTTCGGTATATGCACCCTTTAAACGTTCTAGTTCAGTTATTCAGGGCGATGTCAATTCAAAATTAATTTCAAAGGGATTGTCGATTAACCAATCTCTCATCGGTCTACAAACAACAAATGGATTAGTATGTGCCTTCAGCTGGGAAGGTTTTGAAGAAGCATTGAATCAATTTATAGTCAATAATTTTACTGCTTTTAGTCAAGGCGTACAACAAGACAATCCATTATCTATTAGTCAAGATGACTCTGATTTTACTGCCGATGAATTAACATCAAAACCTTCCTATATAATAAAAGTTGTTAAGACTTACTAATTTCTTTCTTTAATTCATTAAGCATAGCAATTTGTTCTTTCTTAAATTGCTCAGAATAGTGTGTATCTTTCTGTTCTTCTAGAAGAGCTTTCAATTCTTTTAAATTGTCTTCAGAGAATAATGTATCATGTTCTGATCCAAAAACATCACCATTTGTATTTAAGTATTGTTTAATCAATTGAATTCGTTGTTCTCTGTTACCGAAGATTTCAATAATTCCGGGAGAATCATCAGCAGGAAAGAATGGTGTTGATCCTAAATTGCATTGATATTGTTGTACAATAGCTTTAAAAATATTATCAATTTCTTGGATATATTCTGGATCAGTTTCTCTTTTACCATCATCTACAATAGGAATAGGAGACATCTTTGATACAGGTAAAAAGAAAATAATATCTAAAAATCTCATACTTTCCTTTACCAAAGGAATGCACTTTTGAATAAAAGCATCGTCTACTTTCTTATAGCCGTTAGCCCAAAGTGAATAGATTAAATTATCTAATGGACAACGATCAAAAATTACGTGATCATCTTTACTATATTTTTGAAGTTCATCAATCATATTATTCAAGATCATCCATTGTGTTTCTTGATCTGTACTCTTACTGTGATTCTTTAATAGAGAACGATAGGTATAATTGTTCTTTGTATAATTAGGCCACTCTTTAATAAAGTCTTCGATTAATGTGGTTTTACCAATATTAGCTGTACCACTAATTGCAATTCTCATAATATTAATTATCTTCTTCTTCAGTAGAGTCAATAACGGTGTTTTTTGTTACATTTAAAATAGTTTGCAAATAACGAATGTCTCTAAATGTAAATTTACAAACATTTAATTTTAATGCATCTTTAACAGGAGCCCAAATATATTTCAAATGTTCATCAGATAATTTAATAAAATTGGATTTTAATTTACCAATATATAAACAAATATTATAACTGGTAAATCCTATACGATGATAGTATCTCAAATGTTGTCCAGTCTCTTCATAGACTTCTCTTTGAAGAGCTTGTTCGAATGTTTCATTTTGATCTACGTGCCCACCGGGTAAATGATATTTGTTTAAATGTTTAGATAAAAGAAGTAATACTTTATCACCATTCATGATAAAGATCTTGGAAACTTTTTGTGTATCCATATTAGACTTTAAGAGCTTTATTCCATAATACTAAATGTAATCTCGGTGAGAAATTAACATTCCATTGCTTAGCCCATTCAGCAACTTGTGTCGCTTTTTCAGTGTGTTCTTCTCTAGAACCACAGCAAGGCATAAACCAAATGTTCTTATTATCTAAAAATAATTTATTGATATATTTCTCAACAATTTCATCAATATCATCTTCTGATTGTACTACAAATTTAAATGATGATCTATTATTATTAGCATGCCATTTTAAAGCATCTAAATTATAACGAGCTTCTTCAGGATCACCATTAGAAGCTAATTTGGGTGATACAGTAAATGTAGCTCCTAAGTCCAACCATTCATCAGAAGGTACTAATGTTCCATTAGTCTCAAAATCAATACGAGGAATAAACCCTGTTTTATATTCAAAATAATTGATAAATTTTAATAATTTCTTACCTTGAAGAAGTGGTTCGCCTCCTGTGATTTTAAAAATAGATCCTGCTTTTAATCTATCAATAAACCCATTATCTACCATAAGCTGATCAATTTCTTTAAATGTCATTTTATTTTTAATCGACCAAGAAATAAATGAATCACAACCATGTGGTGAATCTGGCGAGGCAAATCCTTTACAGGTAAGATTACACATTGATAGTCTCATGAAGACAGAAGGCATTCCAACATACTTACCCTCGCCTTCTAACGTATAAAAGAGTTTATCATCAGAGATAAACATTGTTTCATTATCTAAATTTTCCATGTTTTATAATAACGTGGGCATGTATGCAAATCACCCATAAATAAGTTTAATGGCCAAGAAAACCAGAAAACGGATGCAAGAAGAAGAGGATCTTCGATTAGATGCAGATGTACTTCTTCATAACCTTGAAATTAGCAAACGAAAAGATTGGTTTTGTAATTTTAAAATACAAAACAAGTTTAAATTGAATGATGTACATAATTCATTCATTGAAATGCTAATGTATGATCAAACAAAAATGGTGTTTGTCGATGGTCCAGCAGGAACTGCTAAAACCTACTTAGCTGTATTAGCGGGATTGCAAATGCTCAAAACAAAATCTATTAATAATATAATCTATATTAGAAGTATTGTAGAGAGTGCATCCAAGAGCATGGGTTCATTACCGGGTGAATTACAAGAAAAGTTTCAACCATGGTCATTACCTCTAATGGAAAAACTAGACGAATTAGTTGGTCCTAAAATAGGCGGTGACCTTATGAGAGATAATTTCGTAAAATGTATGCCTGTTAACTTCGTCAGAGGATTAACATTTAGAGATTCTGTGGTAATTGTAGATGAAGCACAGAACATGAACGCTGCTGAATTGACTACCATTTTAACCCGTTTCGGTGAAAATTCTAAATATATTATTATTGGAGATTCTTTCCAAGCGGATATTGGAAATAAATCTGGATTTTCTAAAATCAGACATGCCTTTAATAACGAAGAAAGTGAAAATCAAGGAATTCATGCCTTTCTTTTCACTGAAAACGAAGTAGTAAGATCTCAGATTCTTAAATTTATTGTGAAGAAGTTAGAGTCTGTACAACATTAGACTTTTCAAATTCTAATAATTCTTTTAAAGCATCTTCAAAAGAAACAAATTTTACATCTGTTTTAGGCCCCGATTGTTTAATATCGGGACCTAAAATTTCATTCATCTTTGAAAAGATATTACTTTCAAGTCCTACTAGATTAGGATCTCTTTCTCTTTTTATCATCCCCAGCTGGTTCCTTTAAATAATCCACCCAATCCAGTCGTTACCTGATTACCAACTGCTGCACCACGACCCGGAGCAGGTGCTGCTTGCACAACAGCTTCGGTTAAGCTTTTACCTTCATAAGTAGCTGAATTAAGATCATGTTCCCATACCTCTACCTTTTCTACCCAGCATCTACCTTTAGTTAATTCTTTAATATGCTCTGAGGCAAGATTAAAACAAAACTCCGCCGTTCTCTCAATTCCTACACCTTTTTCCATAACTCTCAAATCACATGCTTTTGCATCATGTAATTGTTGAAATAACGGTAATTGGGGATCATCTGCCGCAATACATAAAGTATGATCAAATTGCTGTTGTAACTTAGCTTTTAACTCTTTTAACCCCCCGAAATCAACAGCCCAATTACGTTCATCTAATTCCGAGCAACCAAACCAAAATTTAGCCTTTAATTGATATCCATGGATGTAGCTACATCTAGAGTGTGTTGCTCGCCATTGTCTAAATGCACAGGATCCGAGTTCAATAATTTTAGTAGAAACATATGTACTCATTAAAAATATCATAATCCTTAAATAAAGATAATCTATGGATAATATGATAAAAATATCGGAATTGCAAAAAGCTTTTTCTATTGCAAATGATGATGTCTTTGTTGTTAATCAAAAACATAGAAAAACTAAGGTATTAGAAACAAGATATACAACTGCAGAAGATATTACAAAATATTTAGCTGATGCTCTAGAGGCATTAATGAATAAGTTTGTGCCAGTAGGATCAATTAAGATGTATGCAGGTGATATAACACAATATGATAAATTAAATGGATGGTTATTATGTAATGGTCAGTATGTTTCCAGAGTAAAATATAAAAAATTATATGAAGTAATAAGGGGATTATATGGTCCTGTTAATGCAGAAACATTCCCTTTGCCCAATTTTGTTGGAAAAATACCTTTAGGATATTGCGGTATTAATAATGAACCAATTACATTAGGTGAACCAACGGCTGAGGTTAACCTAGCTGATACCGGTGGTGAATATAAACATCAATTAACAGTCGATGAATTAGCTGCGCACAAACACGCTGATGCGGGACATAAACACAAAAGCTTTGAATCCTATTTAATGCCTTATCAAAGGCGTTTTGACTGGGATGAAGATTTCCCGTCTGCAAGTCCATGGGATATCATGAAAGAAATTAAAAAAATTCAAGATGGTACCCGCAATCCCGCTTATGATTTGGATACTACTTCTAGTAAAGCCGATATTCAAAATACCGGCGGTAATATGCCACATAATAATATACAACCTTACTTAGCTGTTAATTATATTATAAAATATTAACAAAATAAAGAGTTTCTGTATACAGATAGAATATCAAAATCAGACATTCCTTTTTCTCTTAAAAATGCATCAATATATTCTGGTGTAGATGCCATATAGATGGACTTTAATAAAATTTCATCTGCTAATCCTTTATTAATTAAAAATTGTAATGCATTAATTTTTAATTTTTCTATAGGATTTAATGTGTCTTGAATTGCTACAATAGTTTTGGGCAATTCTGCTACTAAACCCAAGTCTTCTACATAAACCGAATAAGATGATTCTTTTTCAGCTAAAATATAACCTTCATATCCATTATATTTTAATATTTCACCAGAGGAACAATTGGCGGGATCTACTTTTAGCTTTACTCTAACTAATTGACTATCTTTAAGACTATTCTCAATAACCTTATTAAAACGCTTCATGTTTATATTTATGATTTTTATTAAATATGTGTGATGGCTGATATTCCTGTTAAAATTTCTGAACTTGACAAGTCATATAGTCTTTCAGCTAGTCCTGTATCATTTTTAATAAATCAGCGAAATGATAATGGTGTTTTTGAAACCAAATCTTTACCATTGTCTGTATTAGTAGAATTTGCTAAAGAAGAAGCTAAAAAAGAATTAATTGGCTTTATAGAAGTAGGTACTATCATTCCGTATGCGGGTGAAGTTTTAGGTCAAGAATCAATTAAGGGTTGGCTTTTGTGTAATGGGCAGCAAGTTAGAAAAGCAGATTATGAATCTTTATGGAATTTATTAGGTGATACCTACGGTCCTTCAACCAAAGATTTATTTTCATTGCCTGATCTAAAAGGACGAATTGAAATGGGATATTCACATACTGAAGAATCGTACGAACCAGATTTCGGAAATTGGATAAGCGGTAATAAAATTTATCTTGGGGAAGGTAACAACGCAAATTATCCTGATAGGGGGGTATATTCATATCAATTAAAAAATGAACATATTCAAAATCATATACACTATGTGTCACCACATACACACAAAATTTTTAATTACGCTAATATGGCTGATTTTACGCGACGTTCGGGTGGCGGTTTTGGTGCGTTTCGCGGTGGTGGGGAATATATTATTAACGTAAAAGGTAGGTGGGTTAATACACCTTCTGAGAATTGGATAAATATATATGCCATAGGTCCATTAAATTATAACATAGACCGTGCGTTATTTTATTTTGATTATCAAGCAGTTATCATTAGTAATTCATACGATACTATAGTATACAATAGATTAAATTATAAGTCATATAATAGTGATTGGGCCAAGGCTGTGAATAATTATATATCAAAAAATCCTGTTCGAACAATTTTAACATACAAAAAGGAATTTATCGAAGAAATAAAAAATAGAAAAAAGAAGCCTCCGATAATAAACCAAGCATTTAACAATAACATGAAAACCTCATTCTCTAAAGATAAAACGGGTGGGGATGCATTTCATGATAATATTCAACCTTTCATATCAACAAATTTTTTAATTAAATATTGATATGGAAAATCAATTACCAATATCTGGGTTAAAGAGAGCTTTTGCTTTAAACGGGGACGAACGTTTCGTTGTAAATCAAAATAATCCAATAGATAAAAAAATTGAGACAAGATACTCTCCGTTAGATGATTTAATGAAGTATATAAAAAATGAAATTAAAGAATCACTTGATGAAATCATGCCTGTTGGTTCTATTAAATCTTATACAGGAGAAGTTAAAAATTTAGATAGTATACCTGGGTGGTTGTTATGTAATGGTAGTAAAGTATCTAGAGTTAAATATAAAAAATTATATGGTGTAATAGGAAGCTTATATGGTAATACCGGTTCTGACACATTTACATTACCAGACTTAAGGGGTAGAGTAATAGTGGGGTATTGCAATGGAACTTCGCCATTGAAACCTCTTTTTGGTAACTGGAAAGAGGATAAAACTATCATTTTAGGTAGTAATGCTAATTCTAATGGTGATTTTTATCACAGATTAAATACCAATGAATTACCAGCACATTCTCACAACAATAATCATACCCATCAATATTTTAATATTGCACATCTTAATTATGCATATATCGACATGTATAAACAAACTGATTTTTTGACATCGAGGGGTTCTTCCGTAATAGCCTTCGCACCCGGTGATAAGGCTGCTAAAGCTATCGAACAATCCAAAGATGATAATGTTTCTTTTTCTCAAGATGTCTCGGCTTACGTAGGACAAACTGAACCAGCGGGAGGTGTTACTTCCGTTGCGGGTAACAACGAGCCACACAACAATATGCAACCATACGTCACAGTGAATTATCTTATAAAATATTGAAATCAAACGAAACCATTTTATAATGGTTTAATGTCTAAACTAGGTAATAAATTATTGACAAGAGCTAATGGTAATCTTCCATTAGATGAATCGGATAAGAAAAATATTATTGAGAAAGCAGCTGCAGCCTATGCACAATTCTTAGATGCTTTGCAATTTGATTGGAAAGCAGATACTAATAGTGCAGATACACCTAGACGTGTAGCTAAAGCATTTGTTAATGATCTTATTTCTGGCTGTTATAACGAAGCACCAAATATCACTGCATTTGATAATGAAGATGGATATGATGGTATGGTTTGTCAAAACAATATTAAAGTAACTTCTCTATGTTCGCACCATCACGCAGCATTTACTGGTGTAGCTCATGTTGCTTATATTCCATCACCAGAAGGTAAAGTTATTGGATTATCAAAATTAAATCGTATTGTTGATTGGTTCTCTAGGCGACCACAGATTCAAGAAGGATTAACTTCTCAAATTCATGACTATGTTAATTCAATCTGTGAAGGTAATAAAGGTGTTTCAGTATTAATTGAATGTAAACATACCTGTTGTTCAAATAGAGGCATTAAACATGATTCTACTATGAGAACAGCAAAGATGTCTGGTGCTTATATGGACAATGGAAACAATGCTCGAGCTGAATTCTATAAGTTTGTTGAATTCTCTCAAACCCGTTAAGCAGCATTACTGGTACCACCTGTACTAGTAATATTTGTAGGAGGTAATGCCGGGGCAATATTGCTTGCGGCATTATTTTTTTGCCCTTGTTGTATTCTTTCTTTTGCTACTTTGATAATCTTTTCTTGATCTTCAGGTTTTAGTGTTTTCCATGTATTCACATCAACAACTTTTTTCATTTGATTAAATTTACCAAGTTCATTCTGAAGCTCAGGATCTTGTTTAAGCATTTCAGCTGCAGCTGCTTTGTGTTCATCATTGTTATCTAAATCTAATGATCCGCCCGATAACCCCGGTGTAGGTGTTTCGAACAAATAAGCCTTTAATAAATCATTACATAATGAATCAAATGATTCTCTGACATTAATATTAAGTGCTGTTAAATGTTTTTGAGCTTTTGTTTTAGTTTTATGTGCCTTAAGGTTTTTCTTTTTACCTGTTTTTGTATTAACAACAAAATATCCTGATCCTTGTTTTTTAATTTTATAAGGCATATTAAACTTCACCTCCGGGTAAAAGATCTTTTACTTTGCTTTGAATTTCATTTAATTTTTCTAATGTAGCTGATTCAGTATCAACTGTACCAGCGATATCAATAATTTCTTGTAATTTGTCACCTAGTATACCGCCTTTAGTTGAATTCAATTCACTAGCAAAAGTCTGTCTTAAAACAGTAACAATGTTTGCAATAGTATCAATTGATTTTTTAATTAAAGCGGAAACCTTAGAATCGGTATCTTGCTTAAGAGCATCTATTTCATCGATTGTAGCCGGTTTTGGTTCTGCCGGAGCAGGTAAAGCTGCATCTGGTTGTGGAATTGGTTGTTGCATGGGTTGTGGTCCGGGTTGTGACCCAGGTTGTGGCATGGGCAATCCAGCCTCACCATAAAGCTTTAATTTTTCATTTACTAGCTGTGTAAATTTCATGAAGTTTATTTATGATAATGTCATTCTCAATTGTTGATCATTATCTAGAGATTTTGATAAGTGATAAAATCCACCTTCTTTTAAAAATTTTTTAATGTTATAAATTTTATTAGAAGTGATATTACATCGTTGCAAATTACGTTTAATATCTAAAAGATCAGTAGTCTCAAGATTATTAATATTATTATAGTTAATATAACAAATTTTGAATTTTCGTAATACCTTATTAATTATAATATCTATATCATTTAAATGGCAACTATCTAAAATCTGTAATTGTAAATTATTATAATTTAATACAATTTTCTCAGACTGTGGATTTTTAATATATTGTAAAATTTTATTAATAATAAAATGTGTAATTAATCGTTTACAGTCACGAGATTTAAAATTAATAATAATATTGTTATTATGGAAATATTTAAATATATCAAGTTCAGCAATATTAATAATATTAATTAAGTTATATATTTTAATATTATATTCACTATATGTTACACTCTCTATCATCGAACCTCTATTATAGTTAGATCATGAGTCTAATTATCAACCCGGTATTTTAAACTTTTCTTTTAATTTTACCAATTCTCAGGTTAATGATACCATTATAATATTCATCACTCATGAGGACTTCTCTGTCAAATTGTTCTTTGGCTTCGTAATAAGCTAATTCACTTTTACTATCACAGAACCGAATTATCTCAAATTTAAATTTATCTTTACCAAATTTTTCTATATCACTTAAAAGTTCATTAGATGAAGACATATATTCTTTCCAATCTGTTTCGATAATAAAATGTCTTTTATTCTTTTTACCTTTCAATGGTTTTAATTTTTTAACAGTCTGCATTTGTTTTTTACCAATATATTTCTTATTAGAGACTGTGTTGGTTATTAGATATACAAAACCATAGGCAGAAACAAACGGAACAGTACTTTCCCAGTGTCCAATATCCATTATAAGGTCCTTTTGAGGTTTCTTCTCTGGAATCGCGTTTTGCGCCTTTTACGCGCGCCTAATGGCTTAGCTATTACTGTACTGCCGGGATTATAAAAATCTTTATTACCCACAGCGCCACCCATGTTTGTCTCAGAACCGGGTCCCAGGACATCAGCTGACATCATTTCTATTAATTGATGATATAGTTCTTCAAAGGACCTTGACATTATTAAATTTTATTTATCATTATTCAATGGAGTTGTTAGATCGTTACATTAAAGAAATTGAAGCAGATCTAGTACTTGATGAAATGAATATTAGAGATGTTCAATTAAGGCTACCTTCTAAGAAACATTTTTGGGTAGGTCGTTTAATTAAACATAAGATTGAAATCAATTCATTACAAAGACAAAAGGATGAACTCAAGAAAGGATTAATGGAAAGAGTTATAACAGATGCTCCGGTAGCTATCTCAAAAATCACAGCTGAAAAAAGAATTGATG